GACTTCTGTTCAAAGGTATATGTCCTGACCGACCCGTTTCACTGTTGCGTCTTACGCTACAGTTACTTCTTCAGTGCGGATAAGACCGACAGCCTGAAGTTTTGCGATTGTTTCGCCTGTTAAAAAAATTGCCATCATAGATTAAAGTGATAGATAACATCTCACTACGTGCCCTGTATGACTGTCTACGCCAATCAATTCCAACTCACCCCCATATTTCAAAGAACTCTTTATTCTGAGTACAAATATAAATACTTTTTTTGTTCCGACAAGGTATTTATAATAAAAACATTAATAAAGATGGGAAATAAAGTAATTCGTTTAACGGAGGCCGATATTAAGAAGATGGTATATAAGGTACTGTCTGAACAAAGATATGAACAAAGAGGTAAGGTCACTAAACCTAGTGAATCAAGATTCAATTTAGGTAATTTATTTGATAGTGGTGAATACAAATTACAAAACACTAATGATTTGAATAATACGGTAAAAAGTATTGGTGATTTCATATCTAAGTACGGTGAGGGTAGTGTATTATTAAAGATAACTGCCGGTGAGTCTAATGTTCCTAACCCAAAAGGATTTGAGGAAAAAGGTTCATTGGCAAAAGCAAGAGCCGAAGAAGTACAAAAATACATCAATAGAAAGTTTCCCAATGTAATGTTTGGAGAAACAACAATTGTACCTCCAAAGGTTAAATGGGAACCATCTAAAGGGAAGAACCATGCTGATTATAAAAAAGAACAGTTTGTCGATTTATCGGTTCAGATGAAAAATCCAGGTAAAATACCGAGTGTTTTAATAGTTCCGAAACCTATGTATGGTCAAAATGCCTCAGGTGATAAAACATTTGTTGGATTTGTGGATGGTAGTGTCTTCGTATTCGATAAAAATAATGAGACTCAAAGAGGATTACTATCTCAGTTTAGTAGAATACCTGAGTTTGACAACTTTAGAAAAAGTAGACTGAAACTATCACAGGTTTGTAATAAGAATAACTCTATGTGTGACACTGTAAAATACGATAAAAAAAATTACGTAACCGTAGATAGTGAAGACGTATTTAATCAACTGGTAGATAAGGTTAAAAAAGAAAGGTTAAGATTTCCCGAAAATAATCAGGGTCAGGAGTTGGCTTAAACTTTGAGAAATAATTAAATAGGTTTTTACATATAGTTCACACATATGTACATCCCTGACCAACCATTTTCGTCGGTAAATGATTCCATCCTAACCGAAACAATGGTTGAAGAACTACTCATAAGACAACCCCAATGTGAGGTTGATGAGTCTTTGAATAAGTTTATTGACCTTGTGGCCAGTCGTGTGTTGATTGTCATAAATGGACCTGCTGCCACCTCACCACAATGGTTATTCACATCATCAGGTTTGTGGTATAAACTATCATTGATTGCCATGTTATTGGCTTGTCGAGTTGAAACTGTATCATATAGACCTTGATTGAATACTAAGGTTCTGAGTCCTTTTTTGGTTCTTTCAACATTCAATAATTCTATGAACTGATTTTCTTGCCCCCTAAGTATCTCCTCATCGGTCATTGTCTGAGAGAATGCAGTAGTTGATAGTAACAGTAGTAATAAAAGTAGTTTTTTCATATATTGTTTATTTATACTTCAAATATAAGGGTTATTAATCAATTATCCAAACTATCAAGTATTTATAGTAAAAGTTTTTAAATGAAGTTCATGACAATACTACTTGAGGGAAAAAAGGAACGTCTTATAGATAAATATAAAGACACCCCTACCTTTGCGGATTCTCCTGAGTTATTAGAGAAACTTATCGAAGGTGACCCTTCATCTACAAAGAAGTATTCTGAGTGGATGGTGAAACAGATGATAGGTTTGGGTGACCCTATAACGTATTCACTGGCGGATAACGTCAACTTATTTATTGAACTCATTGAGAAGTTTCACAAGAGTGCATCATCAATTACACCTGAAGATATTGATGACGCTGCGTCAATGTCATCATTGGTAAAGGCCGACAAACTTAGAACTGCACCTAAGGACATTAACAAGTATGATTCTATTTGGGCGTTACAAGCCGTACTTTCGGCAATTAGTAAAAGAAAGGAACAAAAGGAAAAAGAAAAAGAAGTCAAAAATGAATCTGTAAAGATTTATGAAGACGACCGATTCTTAATTGTGGAACCGTTATCTCACGGAGCCTCGTGTTACTATGGTCAAAATACAAAATGGTGTACAACTTCTAAAGATGATACCAGATACTTTGATACGTACACTAAAGAGGGTTCTTTATATTACATCATCGATAAGAAGAGTAGTAATAACATATTCGGTAAAATGGCACTACTGGTTAGACCAAATGGTAGGACTGAGGTATATGACCAACAGGATAGTTTAAGGTCCGTAGACGTATTGTTAGACCGTTTTGACCCTATAAAAGATAAGATTAAAGGTTTAATACAAGGTCAAAATCACTATGAACTACTTAGTAAGTTAAACAACGGTGAGATTGAACCTAGTCGTGTTAAGGTACAGAGTGAAATCTTTGATAAGGTCAGAAAAAGTGACGATGGTTACGAAGTGGTCCTCAATTTTGACGGTCCTGAAAAGTTTCTTTCATTATTTAACGAAGAGATTGAAGAGAGTGATATTAGTTTCATTGCCAACGCAATTGACCCACCATACGGATATGACGCTAATTATTATGACACATATAACTTTGATGAAGATTTAAGTGAAGGGTATTATCTTTATAATTTGAATGACGAACACTTAGAGATATTAAAAGATATTATTCAGGTGTATAACCCTGAAGTTGCATCATTAATTAAAAAAGGTGAGGACGGTTTTGATATAGACCGAGATGATTACTCAACCATAGGTAAGTTTATTACCGATAATTTGGAAAGTAGTTTCATCGAGGACTTAGGTTATGAGTTTTCAATTGCCAAAAATGAATCCATTGAGGTTGGTTTAAGAAAAAGATTTCAAAACGAACTTTGTAACATTCTGAGTGAAATAGGTATCGAGAAAGAAGGTGAATGTTTCTACAAATATAGTATCGACCTGAGTGAACTGGTTAATATATACGAGAGTAATGAGTATTTCAAAGACCTCGACCTAAAATCAATGTTGGAAGATTATGTGTCAAATAATGTAAGTTTCCCTTACATGTATGTTTATGAACTTGCATATGATAGTGAGGACGATGAAACATTTAATGAAAACTTTAACGACCCAACGGAATCCGTATTAAGTAGTTATTACGATAAGTTAAAAGACAGTGACTTCTTCTTAGATGTTGATGAATACTTAAAAATTAATAAAGAGTTAGAGAAAGAGTTTAAATTAAATCAAAACATACCAGTACCTTCTCAAGAGGGTACATTTGTAAACATATCAGGTGTTCACCCTGAAACGAATAAGGTGGATTTTACATTAAAAAGATTTAATGGTGAAACTGATAAGTTCGAAACGAAAAAGGTGAGAGCAAAGCTCTCAACCCTTCGTTCTTTGATGAATAACTATCAGTTATTCGACCCCTTTGAATAAGAAGTTCTCACGAATAATTTCGTAAAGTTTAATCACGTCGTCTTCATCCATGTAGACGGTATCACCGGTGTGGTGACTTTGGATGGTTACACCACCAAACTCAAGTTCGACGGTGTTGTCCGACAATTCAAAGGTTTCATTTTCTAAACCATCCAACAAGGTATCGTCCCAATCATCATCAACATTTTGGATGTCAATAAACCCACTATAGATTAGATTGGGTGGTTCGTAGGCGTATTCCTGTTTTTCGTAACCAAACTCATTAACTAAGTTGATACCTGTTCTGATGGCCTTTTCAACATCATCTAACACGATGAACTCATTTGGTGAGTGCATCTCGTAATACCCACAGGAAATGTTAATACAGGAAACATCACTTTTCTTCTTTAACTGAGAAACATCAGTATAAGGGTGTGATTGTAAATCCATGTCCGTTTCCATGGTTCTCTCAATTACAGGAAGTGCTCTTTTGATGAATCCCCCGTTTTCTTCAAACAGGCGAACTCCCGAGCAAACCTCGGTAATTAGATGGTTACCAGGTGCGTCGTATTGAATGATGTACCCGACATCGTTAAGGAACTTAACATCACATTTGCTGGAACCAATACATCCAGTTTCCTCAGATACAAATAACCCAACTTTAACATTGGACAGTGTACGGAGAAGTTCCAAACAAATGAAGATACCACACTTATCATCACCACCAATACCTGTTGGGGTACCGTCAGGAGTGTAAGCTTTAAGGACGTCAAACTGAGTTTCATCGAATGTACGTCCAAATGTCGATGGTTTGGGAAGTGTTTGTTCCTTAACAACGATTTCGGGGACAATTGAATGGACTGTGTCAGTATGTGCAACAAACATTGGGAACTTCCCGTAGAATCCATCTTGACGTTTGGTCGCGTAGATGTTATTCATCTCGTCAGTGTAGTACTCGACTCCATCAATACTATCTAAGACCCATGAGATGTATTCCACCATTTGGTCTTCTTGATATGTCTTTGAAGGTACTGAGAGTAGTTCCTTAAATCTTGCAATACTTTTATTGTCCATTTCTTTTAATTTGATACAAATATAATAACTATTTAGTTAACTTCCAATAGGGAAGGGGATTATTTCACCCCTTCCTCAATTAGAACTTCTTCGTTGTCATATTTGAGTTCGTAATTACGTCCGATTTTGATGTTCTGACGTAGTACTTCTTCAGATATGTAATCCTCGATTTTCTCTTGGATTGCTCGTTTGATAGGTCTTGCTCCGTATTGTTCGTCGAACCCAACATCCGCTAACATAGTCTTCACTTCATCGGTAAAGTTGATATGGTAACCGAGTCTTTCCAAACGTTTCGTTAGTTTACTCAGTTCAATCTCAACAATCTGACGAACCTCAGTTTGTTTTAGAGGGTTGAATACAATAACCTCATCCAAACGGTTCAAGAACTCAGGAGTAAAGTGGTTCTTTAGTTCTTTCTGAAGAAGTGCTTTCTTCAAATCTTCATCACCACTAATTCTTGATGTTGTGTCGAAACCAACACCCGCTCCGAAGTCTTGTAGTTTCTTAACTCCCAAGTTAGAAGTCATAATAATCAAACAGTTTTTGAAGTTGATTTTACGACCGAAACTATCTGTAAGGTGACCGTCATCCAATACTTGTAAAAGGAGAGAGAAGATGTCTTTGTTAGCCTTTTCAATCTCATCAAACAATACTACAGAGTAAGGTTTGTTTTTTACTTTCTCAGTGAGTTGACCACCTTCTTGGTGACCCACATATCCTGGAGGAGAACCGATGAGACGCGACATGGTGTACTTCTCTTGGTACTCACTCATATCCACACGGATGAGAGCTTCTTCATCTCCGAAGATTTGTTTTGCCAATTGTTTGGCCAAGTGGGTTTTACCGACACCTGTGGAACCAAGGAAGATAAACGAACCGATTGGACGGTTAGGGTCCTTGATACCCACACGGTTTCTACGGATTGCTTTGGAAATCTTCTTCACCGCATTTTCTTGTCCGATTACTGCCTCGTTGAGGTTACCTTCGAGGTCTAACAAACCTTCCATCTCATTTTGATTGAGTTTAGAAACAGGAATCTTAGTCATATTTGCTACTACCTCATATACCATATCTTCAGTAATAGGTCTGCGTTCCTCATCTTGTTTCGCTTCGAAGTCGGCCTTAACATTTTCCAATTTCTTAAGAACTTTCTTCTCTTTGTCACGAAGATGTGCAGCCTTCTCATAATCCTGAGCCTTGACCACGTTGATTTTCTCCTGTTTGATTTTGTTAGCTTCCTCTTTGAGTTTTTCAATCTCCTCAGGTAGTTTGACAGAAATCTGACTACGAGCACCCACCTCATCCATAATGTCGATGGCTTTATCAGGGAATGCACGGTCGGTAATGTAACGGTCAGCCAAGTAGACACACCCTTCCAATGATTCGTCAGTGTACGTTACTTTGTGGTGTTTCTCATAACGAGACTTTAGGTTCTGTAAAATCACCATTGTCTCCTCAGGTGATGCACCATCAACCATTACCTTTTGAAAACGACGTTCCAATGCTCCGTCTTTTTCAATATTCTCACGATATTCATCGAGAGTTGTTGCCCCTACACATTGGAGTTCACCACGTGCAAGTGCGGGTTTAAAGATGTTGGATGCGTCTAATGAACCTGATGAGTTACCAGCCCCAATGATTGTGTGAATCTCATCGATAAACACAATGATATCAGGGTTGTCGTGTAACTCGTCTAAGATTACCTTTAGACGTTCCTCAAACTGACCACGATACTTTGTACCTGCAACGATTGATGTCATATCTAATGATACGATACGTTTGTCACATAGGTTACGAGGACAGTCACCTTCGTAAATCTTCATTGCCAATCCTTCAATGATTGCAGTTTTACCACAACCAGGTTCACCAATGATGATGGGGTTATTCTTCTTTCTACGGGAAAGAATCTGAGCGATTCGGTCAATCTCACGGTCACGACCGACAACGGGGTCTAACTTACCCTGTTCAGCCAATCCAATCAAGTCACGTGAGAAGTTATCCAATACAGGTGTTCCCGATTTTGGTCCTCTTTCTTTTTTCCCTTTTGAACTATCGTTCGGGTCTACTGATTCAATCATAATTTTCTATTTTTCTTTTAGACTCTACAAATATAAGACAAAATCTGATACAAACTACATCTTAACTGAAATTGTCAGTATTTTTTTGTAAAACTGACAGAATGACAGTTTTATGTTAGATTTTTAGTTTTGGCACATTTTTCTCTTAAAGACACAAAGATAATAAAATAAATTAAACTAATATTATGTTTTACAGAAAAAGTATTTTTGACCAAATGTTTAAGGATTTAGAATCTTTATTCGATGATGTTCAACCTGTGTATTATAAGGTTGGGCCTAATGGGTATGTTTTCACCTACTCTAATAACTCTATGGGTGAGTCCGTTGATGAGACCATCAAATTAAAATCTGAGCTTCAAGATGCTGTTGAATCACAGGACTTTGAAAAGGCTGTTGAGTTAAGAGATAAGATTAAATCTATCGAGGAAAACGGTGAAAAGATAAGTAATCTTCAAACCAAACTTCAAAAGGCTATCGACAAACAAGACTTCGAAAGGGCCATTGAACTAAGGGATGAAATAAAAAAATTACAATCTTAATTAGAAAACCTCGAGAAATCGGGGTTTTTTTATATTTATGGTTATGAAACAACCGTGGTTAGAATATATTACAAAGTTTGGTGATGTGAGCTCTATAGAAGAGTCGTTCATAAAACTTAGAATGGCACTTAGAGATGCTGGGTTTACTGAGGAAAACTTAAATAGTATTTCATCCGCACCTGTGGAGGTGTTTATGTTAAGAGATGAAGTTCTTAATAAGATTCAAAACTTAAATCAAGAACTAAATAAATACGGTATGTGGAATGATGATGTCAAAAAGTATTTTGATAGTTACATTGCACGTAAGTTGTCTAAGTTAGAAGAAAAATACCCTTTATAATATGGCAATCAAAAGTGAAAAAATAGTGGGAAAACAAATTATCAATGAGATAGAATCTTCAAATATCATGAAGACGGTCTATAACCTTGATAAAAAGACACTAACAGCTACGTTTAAGAACGGAGCACAGTACGAGTATGAAGAGGTCCCACACAAAGTATATACCAAGTTCAGACTAGCTGAATCTCAAGGAAAGTTCTTTAACACTGAGATATCTAAGAAGTTTAAATACAAAAAACTTACAAACTAAAAGTTTACTCTATTTATAGTTTATGGACCAAGTAGATAGAATTATTTCTAGTTTTAATATTCAGGACGAGTTAAACCCACAGATATGGGACGAAACCGATAATGGTTCGTATCGTATGAAGAACGTGATTCGTGAATCTCTACTTGCAATTTCAAATGAGTTTATCGATTTTTTAGGTGTTGATATTTTTATTTCAGATATCACAATGACAGGGTCATTAGCCAATTACAACTGGTCTGAGTTCTCAGACATTGACTTACACATTATGTATGACTTTACCGAGGCTGGTCAATCAAAAGAGTTATACAAAGAATTATTCAAATTAAAGAAAACACTTTTTAATTCAACACACGACATTAAGGTTAAAGGTTACGAGGCGGAATTATATGTACAAGACTCCTCAGAACCTCATCACTCTACAGGTGTATATTCCGTAATGTTTGATGAGTGGATTAACGAACCGTCAAAAGAAGAGGTTACCATCGATGAAAATATGTTACAGGAAAAGGCGAATCAATGGATGGATATTATCGATGTTGTTATTGAAAATGCATCAGATGAGAAACTCGAAGATGCGGTAGAGTTGATTGACAAAGTTAAAGACAGATTAAAAAAATATAGAAGTTGTGGATTAGAAAAAGAAGGTGAGTACTCCTATGAGAACTTAGTCTTTAAGTTTTTAAGACGTAACGGTTACATACAGAAACTTTTCGATTTTACAAATGAGTTGGTCGATAAGAGGTTATCTTTGGAACAAGAAATAAGTTTATAATTATATCAAAATAAGGGAAAAACTGACAAATCCTTTATTCTTGCATATTTATATATAAAAATGTATTATGGGACAAGGATGTGACCCGGCAACGGAATATAAAGCCTTCTCAGGTTCAGTGGAAACAGTACACGCTGTTTATACAGATGGAGAAGGAAATGAAGTGGTACAATGTGGTACTGTAAAACTCGGTGGAAACGGAGTATTTAACTAAATAAAGAAAAAACAAATAGTAATAAAATGGGAGATTTAAAACCTATCGGAAGTGAAAAATTACAGGGTACTGAAAAGTTAAGACGTATCATGGAAATTGCTCGCTACAATGAAGTTGACCGTACAACTTCAAATGTTAACGAAACTGTTGATTATACAAGACAGTTAGCAGATGGAAAGTATTATAGTATTGTTCATGATAGAAATGGATATATTATTAAGAATGGTCTAAACGAGTCTGAAATGGACTATGCAGAACGAATTGAAAATAGAAAGTATCATACTTCTTATTCTAAAGCCTTTAAAAAGTTAAATCTTTTGGCTAAAGAATTAAACTCACTTCACGAAAACGAAGAAGGTTTAGACTTATTCGGTGAACAAGATAAGAAGTTTGTTTTGAAAACACCAAAACCTGAAGTTGAAGAACCAGCAATGGAACCTGAAATGGATTTAGATTTAGACATGGGTTCAGATATGGGTGGTGACGAAGAGTTAGACTTAGATTTAGACTTAGACTTAGATGCTGAAGGTGGTGAAGAAGAACTTGATTTAGATATGGATTTAGATTCTGAAGCTCCCGAAGAAGAAGAAATCTCAATCAAAGAAATCCAAAAACTAACAGGTAAGTTAGATCAAAAATTAAGAACTATCGACCAACAAGATGGTTTAAGTTCTGAAGATATCAAATATGTGTTAAACTCAATTATCTCAGCAGTTGATTTGGAAAAATTAACTGAAGAAGATAAAGAAGATATCTTAGAAAACTTTGAAGACGACGAAATCGACTACGGTGTTGATGACGAGGCAGATTTAGATGTTGACGCTGGTGATGAAATGGATTTGGACATGGACCTTGATTTAGATATGGACATGGAAGAACCAATGGAAGAATCTTCAGATGTTGAAGAAGGTTACGGACAAAAAGTAATGGACGAAATCTTTGGTGAGTCTAAAATCGATAAAGTATTGTCAAAATACTTCGTTGTTAGTGATGAAGAAAAAACAATCAATGAATCAAAAAACATCAAGAAGTTCTTAGTTGAAAAAATCCAAAAGGTTACAATTAGAAAAGAGATGAAATCAATGTGTGAGACTGTTGAACAAGAATTGACTGCAGACTTCTTATTGAAAGAAAATGATTCTATCAAGTTTTTAGGAAAAACAAATAAAGGTAATTTAGTGTTTGAAAACGAGGGACAACAAATAAAAGTTTCTCAAAACGGTGAATTACTGTGAAATTAGTATACGTTAACGAACTCGGTCCCAACTATAAAGGGGATAATATTTACGAGTTTATTTTTAGCGACGTTGACGATGTATGGGGTGAAGATTGGGACAAAGAACCAGCAGGTGGTAACCCAACTCCACCCCTTATACATTTTATACACAAGGTTGGAGTGTTAAAGAACTCAGGGATTGAATTAAATCTCATACAAAACTCTGACTTCTTTTCTGTCTATGATGCGGTTGAAGGTGTAATTGCCTTAGCATGGGAAGACAGTGAAAGTGAAGCCGTAACTGAAAATAAGTTTACCCGTTTAGTATTTAGATATGGGGATTCTGTTAAAGAAGTGGAAGATAAAATATATGAGAGAGATATCATATTAACATACGAAAAAAATATTGCAAGTCATGGATAATAAGAAAGTTGCAAGTTTACTGAATAAAGGTATAAAGTTCGAAACATTAAAGATGTTAAACGAAACTCAGATAGATACCTTATATACTGCCGTAATTGGTGAACAAGAGAGTTTAACTGATAAAGTTGATGATGTTCAACAAATGAAAGCGGAATTATCACAATTAAATCAGGCGATTGACCAAACCATTCAAAAGATTGGTGAGGAAGAGAATGAAGATGGGTTAGAAGATTTAGCTCGTCAAGATTACACTGGTCAAGAAGGTCCACATGATGAAAAAGACATGGCACCTGATGGTATGGATGATGATTCTGATAATAACCGTCAAATGATGGGTGAAGTAGAAGAGGTTAATCCTTGGGCTATCTGTACATCGTCTTTAGGTTTAGAAGGTCGTGAAAGAGATTCTTACAGTAAATCTGAATCGGCTAAGTTTGAAAGATGTGTAAGAGATGTCAAAAAACAGAACGAAATTAGACAAATCGAAGAATCTATTGTATCTTTGGTGAAGAAATACGTACCAATGACAATGAGTAAGAAAGATTTATTAGAACAGATACCTGGTACGAAGGAAGCACCTGTTAAGACACCTACGAGGACTAAACCCGAAAGAAAGACACCTTATAAGCCGAAACATAAACCGGCTCCAAAGGCGGGTGATACGACAACTGCACCTTCAAGAGTTAAACCTGGTACGAAAGAAAAACCAGGAAGAAAAACTCCATACCAACCAAAACACAAACCAGCACCGAAAGCAGGTAAGAAAGGATTACCTGAGTTTTTGAAGTTTAACACCTTAAATATACAATTTAGAGATGAGCAAAAAAATTAACGAAGCACCGATTAATTACGGTGACAGACCTGAAAGAATGGCACCTGATATCCAATCAAAGATTCAGGACCGTGAGACTCCACTATCAGATAATCCAGCATTGGATATTGATTTTGATGGCGATGGGGTAGTATCTTCATTTGAAGAATTGTTAGCATCTAAAAGATTTGGTGATGTTGTAGATAAGGTAAAACAATATACAGGTCTTACTGACATCTCAGGACCTAATGCCTTCATGGAGTTACAGATGATGTTACAACGTGCAGTACAACAGGTTAAAGCGATTGAGAACGAGAATACTGAGTATCTTGAAAACTTATCGGTAGACTTAGTAAAGAAAGAAATGTCATTACCTGACGAAGCATTCCAATTTGATGTTGAATTGTTATCAGGTATGGGACAAATTGATACTTCTAAAATGAGAGGTTCTTCTGATGAGGAACCTGATGAGGAAGAAATCATGAAAGCCTTCGGTGATGAAAACGCTGAAGATATGGAAGATGACATCGAAGCATTTATGGATGCGATGGATAAGTTTGATATGGAAAAGGCAAAACGTCGTTTCATTAATTCACTTATTCAAGGTGCATCTAAGAAAGGTCATTACATGTTTAACTTAGTTGCTGACGAGTTAGACCGTTTAAACCCACAACTATTAAATCTTTATGGTGTATTGATGTCTATTGCAGATTTAATGTACTGGATTGTACCTGATGAGATGACTCAAATGATGGCAGGTGAAGGTGAAGGTGTTCAGGGTTCTGAAGAAGTTGACGACACTACTGACCCACCTACAATTAAGGCTAAAGGTATATTCTTTCCTGTATTGATTCACGAGTTAATTAAAGGTGTTTATGAGGTGTTAGGTACACAAGGTTTACCTGATGACCCTAAGGCGGCTGAGATGGTTATGGGTTCACAAGATACCTTACCATATGAGATTTGGGACTTACGTTTAGGACCTGTCATTTGGGAAAAGTTTATGGCATCATATCCTGAAGATTTATTTGAGGATGATATGAGAGAGATTCAGAACTATTTATTCTCACGTTTCTCAGCATTATCAACTGAAGAGTTCTTTGAGGTTGCAAGAGAAATCTTGGGTGAAACTGAGAAAGGTCAGGCAATCGTTAAGAGAATGGTTGATGAGATTGTTGAGGAATTACGTCAATATGACTTAGAAGATGCGTTAGGTGGTTCTGAGGAAGATGATGAGGATAACGATGAGTTCAGAGATTTCTTAGGTGATTTGGGAATTGATTTATCATAATAAAAATCTAAGTTATGGATTATGGCTTTAACGAGAGAACAGGTATTGGTCGAGTACGCAAAGATTGTGAAAGATACTTCATATGCACTAAAGACATACCTACAAACATACGACAACACACAATCTCGTTACGTCCCACTAGAACTTTTTCCCGACCAAGACAGGTTAATTTCTGATTACGATAACTTCGAGGAAAATATTGCAATTAAATATAGACAGGCGGGTGTATCAACGGTAACTGCCGCTTGGGCATCAAAGAAGTTAGTTACTGCAAAAAAGAGTAAACCTGAGAAGATACTAATCATTGCTAACAAACTCGATACATCTATGGAGTTTGCAAATAAGATACGTGCTTTTGTTGACCAATGGCCGGCTTGGTTAGGTATTAAGTTTTCTGCAGATAAGAACTCACAAAGACACTTTAAGTTAACCAATGGGTGTGAGGTCAAGGCTGTTGCAACATCTAAGGATGCCTTACGTGGTTATACCCCTACTATATTAATATTTGATGAGGCGGCGTTTATCGATGCCGATGATGATTTCTGGTCTGCGTGTATGGCATCGTTGTCTACAGGTGGTAAGGTAATTGTTATTTCAACACCTAACGGTTTTGACCCTATCTACTATGCAATCTACGACCAAGCATTAAGAGGGATGAATGATTTCAAGATTACCGACATGTATTGGTATAGAGACCCTCGTTACGCCAAAAACCTAAAACTTATTAAGTGTACGGACATTGTTCATTATATGTTAAATCGTGAGGATTATAACGATGATGAGATAATAATTGACTATACTCAGGTTGACCCGAGATTGAGAGATTTTGATGAGATTAACGATAGGTTTAACGATGGGTATAAACCTTATTCTGATTGGTTCGAGGCAATGGCTAAGAAACTTAAGTTTGATAGACGTAAGATTGCTCAGGAATTGGAGTGTAACTTCTTAGGTTCGGGGGATAATGTTATCCCTAACGACACTATTGAGAAGATGAAAGATAGATACATTCGTGAACCTGAAAACAAGTTTATGGGTGGTGCGTTGTGGCAATGGAAGGAACCAATTCAGGGACATAAGTACATTATGGGTATTGATGTCTCTCGTGGTGATAGTGAGGATTTCACTACCTTCTGTATCATTGACTTTGATGAAAGAGAACAGGTATTAGAGTATTTGGGTAAGATACCACCTGATGTTGCCGCTGAGGTCGCATTTAAATGGGCAACTATGTATTCTGCATTTGTGGTGATTGACATTACTGGTGGTATGGGTGTATCAACATCGAGAAAATTACAGGAATTGGGTTATCAAAACTTATATATTGAAGGTGTAAATGCCGCTGATAAATGGAAGTACAACCCTAAGGCGATGGAGAAAATACCTGGTCTTAACTTTAACAGTAAAAGGGTACAGATTGTTGCAGCATTTGAAGAAGCGTTAAGACACGACTATCAGGTTCGTTCTACAAGACTTTTAAATGAGTTGAATACATTTGTATATATCAATGGTCGACCTGACCACCAAAAAGGACAACACGATGACCTTATCATGGCAATGGCTATGGCAATATATGTTGGTGAGAACTCATTCTCATCTTTGGAGAAGGTAACCGAACAAACCAAAGCGATGGTTGATAGTTGGATGGTACATGAAACACCAGTTAGAAACCCTGTTAATGACTACAATCCATCGTTAAGTGCAATGCCGAATGACCCTTATGCAAACCATAGAAGAGGTGGTGCAACAAAAAGTGATTATGAAAACTATTTATGGTTATTCGGGGGTAGAAGATAAAATATTGAATTATTGTAGAATATAACTACTATTTATATAAAAAGAAGAAATGGCTAAAAATAACTATACTGTTTGGCAGAGATTAACCAAAGTATTTGGTCCCGATTCAACATTGGACCAGCAGCCTCCTGTTTATAATTTTGATAAGGAAGATTTATTAAGGACTAGAGACAAACAGGAGTACGAAAGAGAAAAACTACAAGCCCAACAGACTTTATATTTAGGTCAACAGTGGCAAAAGGTTGAAAATAACCTATATACTCAAGCCGTATATTACGAACCAACAAGATTGGCCGCATTTTACGATTACGAGAGTATGGAGTATACTCCTGAAATATCTGCGGCTCTTGATATCTATGCTGAGGAATCTACAACTGCAAATGAAGATGGTTTCATTTTACAGGTATATTCCGAGAGTAAAAGAATCAAATCTGTATTGACAGATTTATTCAACAATAGATTAGACATTGACACTAACTTACCGATGTGGACAAGAAATACCGCTAAGTACGGTGATAACTTTGTTTACCTTAAGTTGGACCCTGAAAAGGGTATCATGGGTGGTCAACAATTACCGAACATTGAAATCGAAAGATTGGAAAGAGGTATGAAGTCAGCACCAAGTCAATATGGTGTACAACAACCAAGTGGTGAAAGTAATGAAGAGGTTCTTAAGTTCACATGGAAAGTTAAGGACATGGAGTTCAACACGTGGGAAATTGCACATTTTAGATTATTGGGTGATGATAGAAAGTTACCTTATGGTACTTCAATGTTGGAGAAAGCCAGAAGAATATGGAAACAACTTATTCTTTCTGAAGATGCGATGTTAATCTATAGAACATCAAGAGCACCTGAAAGAAGGGTATTTAAAGTCTTCGTAGGTAATATGGATGACAAAGATGTCGAACCGTATGTACAACGAGTCGCCAATAAGTTCAAACGTGACCAAGTTGCAGACCCTTCAACGGGTAATGTAGACTTACGTATGAACCAAATGGCTGTTGACCAAGATTACTTTATTCCTGTTCGTGACCCTAATGCTCCGAACCCTATTGATACCTTACCAGGTGCACAAAACTTATCAGAGATTGCGGATATTGAATATATCCAAAAGAAACTTTTAACTGCGTTACGTGTACCAAAGGCGTTCTTAGGTTTTGAAGAAGTTACAGGTGATGGTAAGAACTTGGCGTTACAAGATATTCGTTTTGCTCGTACAATCAATAGAATCCAAAAGTCTATGATTCAGGAGTTGAATAAGATTGCAATCATTCACTTATACATTTTAGGATTTGAGGATGAATTACAAAACTTCCAATTGGCATTGACAAACCCATCATCACAAGCAGACTTGTTGAAAGTGGAGCAATGGCAACAGAAGATTCAATTGTATCGTGATGCAACAACTGACCCAGGTAATGGTATTTTACCAGTATCTTCATCGTGGGCTAAGAAACACATTCTTGGTTTCTCTGATGAGGAAATTAAGTTAGACCTTCAACAACAACGTATTGAAAGAGCGGTTGCTGGTGAATTGGAGAAAACTCAAGAGGTTATTATTAATACGGGTATATTCGATAACTTAGATAAACTATACGGTCAGAAAGGTGGTCAACCTGAAGGTGAAACTTCTGACGAAGGTGGTGATGATTTCGGTGGAGGAGACTTCGGCGGAGGAGGAAGTGACTTCGGCGGTGGTGACTTAGGTGGTGACTTAGGTGGAGACTTAGGTGGAGACATCGGAGGTGAAGTTGAAACAGGTGGTGAAGACATAACTCCTGAGACATTCGTTAGAAATAAAGATTTGGATTTGATATTAGAAGATACGACTTTATTTGGTAGAGATGAAACCATAGACTTATCTAAGGGAAGGACATCACTGGGTGAAATGGAAGAAAAGTTAAACGACTTACTCAAATAAAGATATTTATAAATAAAAACAATTATGAATAAGTTTGGTGATATAAAATCTAAAATTGAAAGAGCATTAGTTTCTTCATATGGAAAGAGTACTTTCAAGACTAATATGTCGGGATTTAAATCAAGAATATTAGGAGATAAAAACTTGGCAGAGGCCTACTTCCTATATGATGAATTAAGTTCACAAAAAGGGCTAACAAAAGAAGTTGCAACAATGTATGTAAATGAATCATTTGAAAAGTTGAATGATATCATTACAAATAACAAAGAAAAAATTGAAGAATTATCTAAATGGGTAGATTCACTTTTAGAGGAATCTGTTGAGAATACTTACAGAGATATTGATAATATTATATATGAGAAATCTTTAACAAAATTAGAACAAGTAGTAGAATCTAAATTAAAGATAGAGAAAACACTTACTGAGACAAAAGTCGAAGAAATCATTAAAGAGTCTGTGAATCTCCCATTATCTACAATGTTGAAAATCGCTTCAAACACATTTAACAAAGAGTTTGAAAATATTGCTGAGTCAGAAAAAGAAGAATTAAAATCATTACTTTCTATGACTAAAGAACAAATCACAGAAGAAATGTCTACACTTAAAGAATCTGTGGTATCTAAACTACAAGGGACTATCAATGAAAATGAAGACAAAGAACTTCAAGAAAAAATTGGTATTACCATTCAAAAGATTAGTGAAAGTAAAAACGATTTAGTATCGTTATATAAATTACGACAACTACACGAAGGTTTATAACTAAAAAAGGGTTCAGTATTCTGAACCCTTTCTTTTTTCATTATATTTGGCTTTTTCTAATTGTCTTCTTTTTTTAGTGGTTGGCTTTTCATAGTATCTTCCGTCCCTCAAATTATTAAGTTGTTTGGTCTTAATGACCTTGTACTTATAATTTTTGAGAGCTCTCTCAATACCACCTTTTTTGTCTACTTTTACTATTAACATACTTGATTATAATAATAAATATAAAAGACTATACCATTTTTTGACTAACGGTGAAAAGTTTATTATACTTTTATCAACAATAAACGATATAAGATATATGAAAATATATGAAAAAAGGAAAAAGTTCGAAGTTGAATATCTTCGAAAATGCTAAATGTAGTTATGGTACGGTTGATGCGCATAAATTAAAATCAATCTATATTACGATACAGTCGTGGGTTGAACCAACCATAGAATCAGACAATTGGAATAGAATAAACGGAAACCTAAACAGAAATATTAAACATAACCTATTGGAGTGTGTCGACCCCTTAATATTTGAAACACACAATATAGTAGATTTAGATTTGAGAACCAGTGGTATTCAAGTCGGTAAGAAGTCATTTATGAACTTAGAAGTTACTTTATTTGTAAAAGAACATATGGACTTTAAATCACCAATTTTAAGAGACAGAGTTAAAACTATTTGTAAATCAATATATCAAGATGAGTTAATGTCATCAAAGTATTTTACACTATCTAAGACTAAAACGAAAAAGACGGAATATTTATCTTAAAACCTTTTTCGTGAAAATCAAAATTACAGAGAATCAATTAAGAAGATTAAAGAAGGTCATCAATGAAGCCAACACGGCCCTTGATGACCTCAATAATCTTATTGACCCTTCTGATTTTACAGTGGAGGAGGATTTTACTGTTGTGACATTTCGTCACGTAATATTAGAAGGAGACATAGAGGATAGTGATGTATCTGTTAGAGTTGGTATCGATAAAATCCTATATACCTATTACGGTGAACAAGATGTGACTAGTTTCGCAATGGCTTGGGCAATCAAAGATGTTTATTCAGGTGAAGATTTATCATTGGGACATGTCATCAATAATAGAGTGTCCGAAATAATGAATGCGAAATATTCCAAATACATTGGAGTGGAGATAAGTGAATATGATGTCATCATAGAATAATCTCTATTCTCAAGTATTTATAATAAAGATTTATTAATATGAAAGTTTTAGGACCACAAGATACAGGTAAAGGGATATTGATAGAGTGGGATGCAGGATATGTTAATCCACACGATAGCCGTAACGCAGAAGTCATCAAAGAATCGTATGGTGACTTAGACCATTCGAAACCATTTGAGTTTTATGCGGTATTACAAAAATATGACACACCAAATAGAAATGGTCGTGTATACCCTGAAAAGATTTTACGTAGAGAAGCCGAAAGATATCAAGGAGCAATCAGTAAAGGTTTATCTATCTCAGAACTTAATCACCCTGAATCATCACTAATTGATTTGGACCGTGTATCACACCTTATTACAGATATGTGGTGGGAAGGTAATACACTGATGGGTAAGATTAAATTATTAACATCACCAGGGTTCCATAACGGTGGTGTAGTGTCTTGTCCTGGTGACCAAGCGGCTAACCTTATGAGACAAGGTGTAACTATGGGGGTATCTTCTCGTGGTGTCGGTTCATTGGCTAAGAAGGGTGAAAGAAACGAGGTACAAGAAGATTTTGAACTTATCTGTTTTGATTTGGTATCATCACCATCTACTCCAGGTGCGTACTTATTCCTTAATAAGGATGATAAGGGTAAGTATGAGGAAAACTTAGAAGAGGAGAAAAGACCTCAAGAAGAACCAAGAATTGATGGTGGAATGGGTGCGTCTATTGACTTAATGAAAAGATTATCCGATTATTTAGGTAATTAAAAACTTTTATACCATGGATGAAAAATATTTTGTAGCAAAAATTAGTTATGACCTACCTGATGAAAACTCAGGAAAGATTAAAAAAATCAGAGAAGAGAAATTAGTAAGAGGTTACAATGTAACTGAAGTTGAGGCTAAAGTTACTAAGAGTTTCGAAGGTTTCCCACACGATTGGAGAATCACCGCTTGTTCTGAAAGTAAAATCGACGAGGTTTACGAATAACAAAAATTAAACCAAAAAATTAAAGAATCGGAGGGTAACTTCCGATTTTTTTATGCTCTTATGTTTCGTATGTGATATTTTTCCATATTTCATACTATTTATATGATAAGAATAAATAAACATTTGCGCAAATAGTAAAAAATGGCAAACGAAACTAAAAAATCATTAGTTGAAGAGGCACTACTTCAGATGAAGAATCTGGAAGAAGCCGTAACAGAAAACGCAAAAGGAATACTTGCTTCTACTATGAAGGAAGAAATCAGTGAATTAGTAAAAGAATCGCTCTCTGAGGAAGAGGAGGTTGACGCAGTCGAAATGGATGAAGGTTCAAAAATGGAAAAAGGGTTAGAAATAGCTGAACAAGAAATGGAACTTGACATTGAAGACTTAGAGGATGAAATGGACATGGATATGGACATGGATTCTGATGAAGATTCGGAAATGGAAGACGAAGACGAGGAAATGGACATGGAAGACGTAGAAGATATGTTGGGAATGGACTTACCTGGTGATGAGTTGGAAGTTGACGATGAGGAAGAAGTTCTTTTACCACTTGATTTAACAGGTGCGTCTGACGAGGAAATCATGAAGGTTTTCAAGGCAATGGGTGAAGAAGACGGAATCATCATCTCTCAAGAGGGTGACGAAGTTACACTTAAGGATGACGAAGCTGATGTCGAGTACAAAATCCAAATGGAATCAGAAGAGAAAGAAGAAGAAATGGCTGAAGAAGTATCTGAAGAAGATATGGACGAAGTTGTTTACGAAATCGAAGTATCTGAAGAAGACGATATGGACGAAGAGTATAAAGAAGGATATCAAGAAGAAGAAATGGTAGAAGATTACGATGATATGTTCTTAAGTATTGGTGACCAACCTTGGCATAACAGAAAAGATAGAAGATATGACGGGGACTTTGATTTTGAATACGATGAAGAAGAAATTGACTCATTTGATGATTTAATGTCAAAGTATGGTGACAAACAAAACTGGTTCGCACCTGATATGGGTGACGAAAAAGACTTAGGAATGAGTAGTAGTGGTAGGAAAATGTTTGATATGTATAAAGAAAAATACGGTCAACCATTTAAATTACGTAAAAGAAGAATGGAAGGTGAGGCAACTGAAGGTATGGTGAGAAGTCACGCAGCTGGACAGAATGCATCATCAGACAAATCTAAAGGTTTACCAAGACCACACTCAGTACCTAACAAAGCTCGTTTGGGTGAAAGTGCTGAAAAAGAGATTCAACAACTTAGAGAAAAGAATGAAGAGTACCGTAAGGCACTTAACATCTTCAAAGAGAAATTGAATGAAGTGGCTGTTTTCAATTCTAACTTAGCTTACGCTACTCGTTTGTTCACTGAGAACACGACTACTAAGCAAGAGAAAATCAACATCCTCAGAAGATTCGATTCAGTAGAAACATTGAAAGAATCTAAAGGCTTATATAAGACTTTGAAAGAAGAGTTTGACGGCAAGGAAGCTAATACAATTTCAGAATCAGTTTCTGAGAAAGTATCTAAGTCTCCTGTTAAAGGTTCATCTTCGAATCTTATCGAGTCTAAAACGTACGAAAATCCTCAGTTCATGAGAATGAAGGATTTGATGACGAAAATTATTAAATAAATAAATCCTTAAATTAAAAAATTAGTAAAATGGGAGCATTATTAGAATCAGGTCTAGTAGGTAACATCGGTCTTAAGCACTTGAAAGTTATCAAAGAAGACACAATCAACAAATGGGACAAATTAGGTTTCTTAGATGGCTTGAAAGGTCACTTGAAAGAAAACGTAGCACAGTTATACGAAAACCAAGCGTCTCACTTAATCAACGAAGCTGCAAACGCTTCTGACTCAGGTTCATTCGAAACTGTAGTCTTTCCTATCGTTAGAAGAGTATTCTCTAAGTTATTAGCTAACGATATCGTATCTGTACAAGCAATGAACTTACCAATCGGTAAATTGTTCTACTTCGTACCTAAAATCCAGAACAGAAACTCTGACGGTACACACGTAGCACCATTCGGTGCACCAGGAGGTCCATCAACAACAGATTCTAACTACGATAGTGGTAAGAACTTGTACGACCGTTTCTACGAAGGAGAAACTCCAAATTCTGACCCAGCAGGTCTTTTCGATTACTCGAAAGGTGCTTACTCGGCAATGACTAAAGATTTAACACCTGTAGTATGGTCAGGTGGTTCATTAGTGGAAGTGGCATTGAACGTTGCATTGGGTATGGCAGTTAACGGTGACGATACTCCAATTGCAACAGGTAATGTTAAAGCGTTGTTATTCAAATTATCAGGTTTCCAATCAGGTGGTGCTGGTAAATTAATTGGTCCTGATGGTCAAGAAATGGATACTGAAGAATTCTTAGCATCATTGGAAACTTACAAAGACGCAACTCCTGACGTTTATTATAACTTCAGAGTCGTAACTCAGAAGTATGGTAAAGGTATCGTTCAGTATGGTACTGAAACAGAGACTAATTATCCAGGTGGTAAATATGAAGATATCTGTAACGCAGCAGGTGAAATCTACTTAGAGTTAGACTTATCAACACCAGCAGCTATCGGTTCAACTTCTTTAGATGGTTACACAGGTACTACAGTTGCTTCAGCTGATACATTTGATGCATCATACAGAATCTATAAAACATTAGAATTTGAAGATGCTATCGGTGAGGTATCTTTCGACCTTGATGCAG